GTGCCAGTTTCCTTTTTAATCGCATCCACTAGCCGCTCCTCATAGTCACGCAGGAGCTTCTCAGCCTCTTGGGTGAACGGAACTTCGATTGGGTGTGGCGGCATGTCGTGGCTGTTGCCTGCGTCTAGGTCACCTACTTTGGCGCTGGCGTGGGCATTTGCCCAAGTCGATAGCCTGTCAGAGATTGATGACTTGCGTTTTTTCTGAGACATCTGGACGCCGATTTCTGATTTGACGATGATGAAACGGTTAAGCAATCCGCTGGCCACGTCGCCACCACCAATGGCCTGCATGAACTCTGACGGCGTAGACATGCCGACCAGCGTCAGGCTGGGCCTCTTTATAACCTTCTCCAGCTTCTCTGCCTCAGATGACTTCATTGTGTTGGTTGCGTAGCCAGCTTGTCTCAAAGTACCATCTTGGCGTCCGAAGCACTCCATAATTAAAGTTATACTATCTTGCTTATGCTGCATGCCACTTGCTGCGGCTGCCTTGAGTTGACGGCCCAGCTCATCGACTACTGAGACGTGGGTGGGCTTCTTGGTTAGTGTCGATAGCACACCAGCTCCACTGGTATATCCTGCGGGGCCAATTAGATCCTCTAGGCCAGCCTCCTCTAGCAGCTCCTCCAGAACAGTCTTTGTGTGTTCCTTGCCTGACCCTGTCTCACCAATGTTTAAGAAGTAGAGGCTAGAGAAATTTCTCTGGTCTGTCACCCAGCGGCGTCCCATTGCTACCGACCCAAATGCTAGGGCGCACTGAACTGCGAACTGTGGCTGTGGCTTGATGGCTGTGACTGTGTAGTAGTTCACAACGTCCTGCAGGACACCGGGTACGGCCAGTAAATCTTCGGCCACTGCATCCACTGGCCCCTTATTCAATTTAGGCTCAGACAATATGCTGGCGGCTACCTTTGCGCCGTGTTCGATGGCCTCACGATCATATTCGTGGTTTGGGTCTTGGGTGACGTTTAGCATCTGGGCTGCGTCTTTGACTGCTTTTTGTACGTTGCCCATATGCTCAAACTGCATCCACAGCTCGAAGGCATCAAAGGTGTGGGCGCTGTCAAATGGATCTGATGCGTGGTGGCTATAGGCGCGGCCATCCTCGAATAACTTTACGCCGGCTAACTTGGACGTGGAATTTGGTGACAGGTATCTGCCCTTGAATGTGTTCTTGTATCCGTACTGCACCAACAGGCTGTGCATGTCGTGCGCCTCATTGAACTTATCGATGACTGACGTGCCTTCACCTTTCGGGCGCGGCTTGCGGGTCGGCTGAAATTCTGCCTTGCGCTTCCACGGACACATGTCTGCCATCTGTGGCCGAAACTTGTCCCAGTCTCTCCACAGCGTCAGGAGCTGCGGCGGTAGATCTGGCAATCCATCGAAGATCGATCTGCCTGCCCATGCATATGGACGGCCAGTGTCTGGGTGAATTGATGGCGGCAGGACATCCTGAACTGAGCCAGCTCGAAGCTCGAACACGACCTCAGTCTTGCGTGGATCACTAGATGTAGGCCACGATATCTTGTGTGTGATTAAATCGTCGGGCGCTTTGAAGATCAGCTTGCCACGGTTTTCGCGGCCAATAATTTGTGGTGCTGACTGCATTAGCTCTGAGAAGTCTATCCCCAGCTCCTCGAATATCAGCTTGGTATTCTCGACGTGATCTATATCCACGGCGCAGGTTCCTGACGCACCATGTAGTAGACCAACATTGTGGGTCGGGTTCTGCTCATAATAGAGACGCGCTGCTTCTGGATCTGACAGAGCTTTCTCTGGTTGCTGCCACCCAAAGCGAGTTGGCCCTTTAGAGCCTGCGGGTATTGTAACTAGATAGAAGCCTAGCTTGGAGCAGTAGTCTTGGACTGGAAAACTCATTCTGCCTCGCTCAAGTATTCGCTAAGTTTTTTCCATGTTGTTAGGCTGATTTGTTCGTTGCCTGTGGCTATTGATTTTACAGTGGGGTGGGATAGTCCACACCGCTCCGCAACGACAGTTAGGCGGCGATCTTGTAGCGCCACCCTTATATCGTCGATTGGTATTAGTTTCTGCATTTTTCACCTTTTTTGCGATTATGTACAAAAATATCTTTACTCCCTGAAACAATTTCTGTAAACCAATTTTTGTAGAGAGTGAAAAAGAAGTTGAATCGAAAGGAAATTGCAGTGAGCAATATCGATGGGTTGGCCTCCGAATGGCTAGAAGTAAAGGCGCAAGAAAAGATTATTATCGCACAGCGCCACGCGATAGAAGAGCAGATCACCGCAGCCCTAGAGGCAAAGGGTGAAGGCTCAACATCCCACAAGTTGGAAGCACACAAGGTTACGCTGACACAGCCCGTGTCCCGTAAGATTGATCCAGTTGCGTGGGAAAAAATCAAACACAAAATACCTGAGAGTATGCACCCAGTTAAGGTGACCTTGGCCGCTGATTCGGTTGGCTGTCGCTACTTAGCTGAGAAGGAGCATCGCATGTGGGCAAAGGTTGCCCCAGCGTTCGAGACTAAGCAGGGCAAGATCGGCGTTAAAGTAGAGGTTCTATAATGACCCTCACTGACGTTGAGCTGGCGATGCTAGTTCAGGCGCTGAAGTCTGTCAGCTTTGTAGATGGACTGAGCGTCAAACCAAACCCAGATCAGGTCAGGCTCCAGCGGAAATTACTCCGCTGGGCTGACCACCCTGATCTAGAATTTACTTGAATTTAAAAAAGGAAAATAAAATGGAAAGATCAATGGATGAAATTTTAGACGAGGTATTTGCCCTCATATTTGGAAAGGATTGGTAATGAAATTTAATGAAAAAGAAACTGAAATTCTTATTTCAGCAGTATCAACTTTTACTGGGGTAAAAACTCGCTCCCGAAAAGAAGTAAAATGGGAAGAAGTTATTCATTTAATTAAAAGGCTCGAAGTTTCTTTAAGACAGAAGCGTGTATGGGCCAAGAACTTTCAAGGAGCATAGCAATGTCTATAAATTTAAAATCACTGTCGAAGCCAGAAGGGCAGAGACCCATAATCTGCACCTTATTTGGAGAGGGCGGAATGGGGAAAACAACTCTGGCTGCCATGTTCCCTAATCCTGTATTCATAAGAACTGAAGACGGAACAGCCTCTTTGGCTGGTAACGAAAACGTCAGCTTATTTCCGCTGGCAACTTCAAGCCAAGATGTTCTGGACGCCATAGAGGCTCTAGGAACTGAGAAGCACGACTTTAAGACTCTCGTTATAGATTCGATAACTCAGCTGGCTACGCTGATCGAATCGGAGATAGTAGCCGCTGACCCTAAAGCCAAAAGCATTAATCAAGCTGGTGGCTGGTATGGAGCGGGATACGGAACTGCCGCAGAACGGCATCGCATGGTGCGAGAATTTGCGGGGTCACTGGCTTACCAATCAAATATGAACGTGGTTTTTATTGGCCACGCCGATACTGAGACTATGGACCTACCAGACATGGATGCGTTTCAAAGATACACGGTTCGCATCCATAAGAAGTCGCTTCCTCATTTTACTGATAATTGCGACCTCGTAGGTTTAATCAGGCTCAAGACTTTTGTGCGCGGTAGCGATGGAGATAAGAAACGCGCAATAAGCACAGGTGAACGTGAGATCATATGCTTCCCACAAGCATCCTCAGTTACCAAAAATAGGTTTAACATCACTGAACCGCTGCCCTTCACCTTTGAAGGCGGCAACCCTTTTTCTAAATATTTAACAGAGTAGGAGAAACTCAAATGGACTTGAATGGATTTAACGCGCTGGAAATTGAACCAGCAGCAACTTACGAACCACTCCCAGCGGATTGGTACAAGGCTGTGATTACTGCCACAGAAGAGAAGCCAACCAAGGCTCAGACGGGGTCATACCTTGAGCTTAATATGGAAATCATTGAAGGTAACTATCAGGGCCGCAGGGTATTTGAGCGTCTTAATTTAAAGAACCCTAATCCAGTTGCAATTGAGATTGCCCAGCACAGCCTCTCAAGTATCTGCCGCGCAGTAGGGGTAAACAACCCGCAGAACAGCGAAGAGCTAATGGACAAGCCTCTTATGATTAAGCTGGCGGTTAAACCTGCACAGGGCGAATACGGAGCGTCTAACGAGATCAAAGGCTATGACGCGGCCTCTGGGAACGTAACGGCGATGTCTGCG